CTCTTAAAAAATCTCTTTCGTTAGGGGTATCTAATCCCCTAGATCCTACACTTGCTCCTGCAATTGCACTTTGAACGCCTGTACCTAATATTGATCCTAATAAACCTTCCATATTTAATGCCTGCGTATTAGGCATCTGTACATCACCTTGTGGAGTATATGGAGATATAGATTGATTCTTCAACATAGCTTCTTGGTCTGGTTGCAAATAGGTTGTATTCGCTGCACCTGGATTAAGCATCATTAGTAATTGTGGAAATGTCATATTGTTCATAATAAAGTCCTAAAATTATCCTGCAAAAAATTTTGAAATGGGGTTTGTTAATCTATTCCTGTTACTACTTTGATATTAATGGGCGCACCCCCCTCTCCGGTTAATTCTGTAGTATTTTTTTCACTCCATTGCCCTCTAGTCTTTAACCAAAAGATCATAGATGGTGTGTCGCCTTGTTTAGCTTTTTCATATAATGTACCAGCTACCGCAGCATTAGCTTCTATTCTACCTTTCTCCAATACCTCTTTATAATGTTTGGTTAAGGTGTCATTTGATATACCGAGTACGAGTGCAATATCTTCATACCTAGTACCTACTATAGATAATTTATAAACCTCAGATTCGGTGGTCGCTGTTTTAAGGTGTGCGGGTCTTCCTCTTTTTCTTTTTACTAGATTATTATTATCAATCTTATTATTATTATCTGCGCCTTTAATATCAGCCATGATTGAAACCTTGCCACTATCAATAGTTGCCATTATGTTTATATCCTATTCCTATTATATATATATCATTTAGTTATATATAAATTATTATATATCATTATTGGGTATATGTCTTTGTAAGGCCTATGCCAGGTGATCACTGCATTTTACCGGGATTTGATGCTATCCTATCAACTAGGTTAAGAAGTCTTTACATGGGTTGATTGTGTGCGTTGTTTTTTTGCAACGCAGCGTTGTTTTTTTGCAACACTATATTAATTTATTCGTTTAATGCTATGTTAATGTATCTTTACATGTTAAAATATAGGTATGTTTACTTGTATTTTAGCTTTATAACTACTAAATATTCTGTAAGCATTGATTTTATAGGGTTAAGCTCAGTTAGGCTTAATCTTAAATTAACACTAAAAAGGGGTTAATATATGCAAGTAATTAACATTTATACCAAAAAACAAGCATCTTTATTGGTAGGCAGTACAACACAAACCACTAAAATGCCTTGTAAGTCTTATTCTTTACCTACCGAGAACTGTATTACAGGTTCTAAAATGGCAAATATTAAAGGCTCAATCTGTAATAATTGTTATGCCAACAAAGGGAATTACCATAGATTTAAATCTAATATTTTACCAACTCAAAAGAAAAGATTACATTCTATCAAGCATCCTAAGTGGGTTGATTCTATGATTGCTTTAATCGGTAAAGATTCACTATTTAGGTGGCATGATTCAGGCGATATTCAATCACTCAATCATTTAGCTAAAATATGTGAGATTGCAATTAAGATGCCAAATACTAAATTTTGGATACCAACAAGAGAATATAAAATGATTAGCGATTATGCAAAATCTAATATTATTCCTAGTAATTTAATTGTTAGACTATCAGCTATGTTTATTGACAAAGCTGTAAAAATTCCTAAATCTTTACAGGGTTTAAAAAATATTACTGTATCTAATGTTCACACTATAAAACCAATTGGGGTTGAATGTGAATCTTATAAGCAAGGTGGAAAATGTTTATCATGCACGAAGTGTTGGAATGTAAATATTCCAATCATATCTTATAAAAATCATTAAAGGGGTTACATTATGAAACCAATCACAATTTTAATATTTGCATTATTATTAATACTATCAGTTCAATTCTTATTATTAGAATTTTATATTCTATCCATGCTATTTAGTGGCATGGGTATTTTTCAAGTAATATTTTTAGAATGGAATAAATAAGGGGTTAATTATGAAAAATTTAAGCAATGAAGATAAAAAAATTATTAGTAATATGTTCAATCAATATGTTATAGATTTACATAACATGGGATGTGATAAAGCAAAATCAATCATAATAGCTAGGCAAAAAGTAATGGAAAATTATAAATTAGCTATTCAATGCTATAAATAAACAATCTTTAAACTAAATAAACCCCTTTAATTAGGGGTTTTTTTTGGGCGTTATTGTGCTAATTAATCGCAATGATACCAAATAATGATATAAATATCTAGTATTAAATAGCTTATAAAATCAAAAAAGGCCATAAAGGGTATTCTGAAGCGCATATTGACAAGTAAAATTAACCAATACTAGCATATAAAAACATTATTTAAATAGCATAGTGATCGATTATGGAAGATTTTTTTTAGATGCTCTGCAGCCGATACCTGGAATTTATTAATCTTATGAAATAAGATAGTTTTATAGGCTTTTAAAAAAATAAAATTATAACTAACATTTATAATATTTATTTATGAAAGGTTAAAAACTTATATAAGAACAATAAAGACTAACATTTATATATAACACTTTTAAAGAACTTACGATTTTATGTTATGAATTCCACATTGTCAATAATTAAGAATACTTAACACTTATTAATAAATTCATATATACTTATATATGTAAGACTTATTAACAATATAAGGAATAATATTATGTTTAAGAAAATGGATAAAGAAGTTGCGACATTGATAAGAAATATTTTAAAAAAAGAATTGCCATTAATACTAGAAAAGCATGGGTTAAAACTAGATTTAGGTAATGGTACTTTTGATGATGATAGCGTTAAATTTGCTTTTAAAATAAAACTAGAAAATGCAAAAAGGGATATTGAGAAAGCATTAGCTAGTGATATTAAATTTAGAAAAGATTATGAGCAAATAGAATTAGATATAACAAAAATACATGAAGCTAGAAATGGTCAAAAATATAGTCTTATTGGCTATAAATCAAAATCAAGAAAACTTCCATATGTAGTGCTTAATTTAACTGATGGTAAAGAATATTTAATATCAACTGATGCAGTTGAGCAAGATTTTGGTATTCATAAAGCACAATGTATGAATGATAAAGAAAAACAAGCAATAGCATAAAGTATTAACTCATAACATCTCAAGGGGTGTTATGGGATTGATATTTCAATCATTTTTTATTAACAAGATAAGGAATTATTATGAAAGATTATTATAAGCAATTAGAGGGTTATAAAATATCTAAATTTTTAGGCACTAGTAAAGAAGAGGATATTGATGGATTCCCACAATTTTTACTTACCAAAAAAGGTTATGAAGATATATTAATAGAAGTAAGTAGAGATGAAGAGGGCAATGGTGGTGGATTTTTATTTATAGGGGGTGTTGAATAATGGATAAAAAATATGTAGTAAGAAGGACTGAAGTAGTCGCAAGTTATATTGTGATAGATGGCGCTAAAAACCATGATGACGCTTTTAATATTTTTGAATCTATGTTGGAAAGTGGTCAAGAAATAGAATTTAAAGATGATGAAGTTCTAACTAGCGAATGTGAAGTTTTAAGTGATTATGAAAGTGATCAAAATTTAGAGAATTGTTTAGGGGAATAAAATATGAATGTATTAAGTTTATTTGATGGAATGTCATGTGGGCAGATTGCTTTAAAAGAGCTAGGAATTAAGGTAGATAAGTATTATGCAAGTGAAATAGACAAATATGCTATCCAAATAGCACAAAAAAACTTTCCTGATACGATTCATGTTGGAGATGTAACAAAAGTTTCGGCTTCAGACTTCCCAAAAATTGATTTATTATTGGGTGGCTCGCCATGTCAAGGATTTTCATTCGCAGGAAAACAGTTAAATTTTTCTGATTCTCGTTCTGCTTTGTTTTTTGAATTTGTTAGATTGTTAAAAGAATTAAGGCCTAAATATTTTTTATTAGAAAATGTCAGAATGAAGCAAGAATATCAAGATGTGATTTCAGAACATTTAGAGGTAAAACCTATTATGATAAATAGTGCATTAGTATCTGCTCAAAATAGGAATAGATTGTATTGGACTAATATTCCAAATATTACACAACCTAAAGATAGAGGAATTGTATTAAAAGATATATTAGAAAATGGCATTGCTACAGATGAAATGACAACTAATAAAAAATCTTTTTGCCTTACTGCAAGGTATCAAGGTGCAGTTGCATGGAATAGCATTGAAAGAAGACAAAAAACTATGGTGCAAGTTGGTATAGCTAATGATGTAAATGGACATGATATTTTAAAAAGGATTTATTCTGATGAAGGTAAATCTCCAACTTTAAATACTATGGGGGGTGGAAATAGAGAGCCAAAAGTTGCAATCGTGAAAAAAGATAATGTGTTAGTTATTCCTGAAGCAACAAAAAAGGGTTATACCGAAATAGAAGATGGTGATTGTTTTGATGCTACCTTTCCAACAAGTAAAACAAGGCGAGGTAGAAATATGAAAAATAAAAGTAATTGTTTAACTGCATCAAACTTTGATTACATGAGATATGAACACCCCACTTACAGAAAACTAACACCTTTAGAATGTTCTAGATTGCAAACTGTTCCTGATGGATATTGTGATGGAGTTTCTAACACACAACAATACAAAATGTTAGGAAATGGTTGGACTGTAGAAGTTATAAAACATATTTTAAACAACATGGAGAAATAACATGGAATCATGGCTAGAAGAAAGTAAAAGAAAAGGCAGAAATAATAGATTGTTGGGTTTTGTCATTGGTTTAATAGTTGCATATTTAACAGTCTATTTTTATACATTTTATTTATAGGAGAGTGAAGATGAGTGAAGAGTTTAATTTTGAAAGAGAGTGTGAGTATATGCAAAACCAAATGTTTACACTTTATGATGGTGATGGGAGTCTTTCCTGGATACCACTAACTGTATTTACGAACAAGGAAAAACAACATATTGAAAATGAGTTGTATGAATTGTCAAAAGATAACACAGATACAGGGAGTCATCACCCTATTGATTGGAAATTCCCTTTAAGAAAAGCACTTACATATTATAAAAAGGAGAGTGAAGATGAATGAAAAAGAAAATTGGGGTAGTAATCTACCACCTGATTTAAAAGATGCTGAAATAGTAGAGTGTCGCCAATGCGGTGAACATTTTTGTCAGGAAACTGATCCTGATGATTTTGTTTGTAATCAATGTAAACGAGAGGAGGATTGTGATGAAATTAGTTAAATCCAGGACAGATGATAATTGCCATGAATGTAAAAAAGATATTAAAAAAGGCAGTCATTATCTAAAGAAAACAATATCTATTGGGAGTCCTAATAAAGAAACTCATGATGGGGAATATTTTGTATCTCATGGAATTAGGGTGGCAGTTAAAATTTGCCAAGCGTGTATGCTACAAAAATTAGTAGATAATGCTTTTAAATTAGGAGAATAGATAATTATAGTGTTAATATAAATTACTTTAACAATAAGGAAGATATTATGGAATTAAGTGAAGTTTGTGAAAAATTAAAAGTAACACCGAATCAGTTAGCAGAAAGGTTTGACCCACCATTGTCCAGGCAAGCAGTATTTTATTGGAAATCTACTGGAATACCAAAATTAAGACAATATCAGATTAAGGAGATGTTAGATGATTCAGAAAGAGCAGATACTAGCGAGGTTTGAAAAGGTTTATGCTTCAACAAGTGATAATTCTCAATACCAATGCTTATGCCCAAATCATAATGATAAAACTGCAAGTCTGGGCATTAAGTTTGATGGCGACAAGGTAGTTATTAACTGTTTTGGTGGCTGTGAAACAGGAGATGTCATTCAAGCGGCAGGACTAAATTGGTCTGATATAATGCCTGATTCTGTAGATAATGATTACAAGCCTAATAAAAGATTCAACCCTTTTGCAGTATTAAAAGCTATTAAGAATGATGTTTTATTTTTATATTTATGCGCCAATGAATTAAAACAAAATAAACCATTGCAAGAATCCGATCAACAAAAATTATTAGGTTTAACAGGAAGATTGCGAGGTATTTATGACGACATTAAATGAAGATATGGACAAACTAATTATTGGTGATAAAGATATAGATAATTACTTTGCTAGTCGTGATAATGAAGAACATTTTAAAGTTAAAAAACCAAGTAATTATGTAGAAGATGTAAAAAATTATTTTAAAAATGATATGTATGGCGGTATTTCTTTACCTTTTGATTTTACAGATGATAAATTTAAGATTAGACTTGGCGAAACCTCTATCATTACAGGGTATTCTGGGCATGGTAAAACTGCCTGGCTTTCATATATTGTTTTAAAACTTTTAAATGAAAACAAATCCCTTATTGCATCTTTTGAAATGTTACCAAAAGCAACTCTAGGCAGAATGTTATTACAAAATGGTACAACCGATCCTACAGATAATGCCATAAAGAGCTTTGTTCAAGGCCTAGATGAGAAGCTATATTTATATGATGCAGAGGGAGAAACAAGTGTTGAGAAAATAATTTCTGTGATTTTTTATAGTGCTGAAAAATTAGGGGTAAAGGTAGTCATAATTGACTCATTAATGAAGTGCGGTATTAATGAAGATGATTATAATAAGCAGAAAAAATTTGTTAATCAATTATGTGTTGCAAGTAGAGATTTAAACATAAAGATATTTTTAGTCTGCCATAGCCGGAAAACATTTAACGAGCATGGCGAACCAAGTAAGTTTGATGTTTTAGGTTCTAGTAATATAACTAATTTAGCAGATAATTGTATTACTGTATTTAGAAACAAGGCTAAAGAGGAAATTTTAAACGCTGAAAGCCATGATAAAAAAGAAGAAGCTGCTAATTGGTATGATGCACAGATTTATATTAACAAACAAAGGCATGGTAATGGGTTTGAGGGTAAGTTTGGCTTATACTTTGACAAAGAAACCTTTAGATTTAGCACTAAAAATTATAACAAAAGCACATTTAATGTAAGAAATACATATAAAGATAAGGATTTTTTCTAATGATATTATTAGGCTTGGCTTTAACAGTAATGATTACAACTGCAACAATGTGTTGGATAATGTTAATAATATATGGATTTAAAGTTTTAAAAGACAAGCTTGCAATATTTGGTAAATAAGTTTAACATAGAGTAGTAAAATTAATTAACCTTTAAGAAGAAGGAGTTACAAATGAGTAGATCAAGTGAAAGAGCATTACAAATATCTCAAGAACAGTTTGAGCAAGACGAACAAGCTAGGGATATGCAAGAGATACTAGACCAACAACAACTACAAAAAAACCCACCAGCTAGAAGCGAGTTTAATTTAGATAGATTAAATGAAGCTATACGCAAACTAAATAAATTAAATAAGGGAATACTATGAGCAAATTTAAAGAATTAAGAGTTCTTGATGTATCTAAACATACAGAAAAGAAAGGTAAGTTTACCTATCTATCATGGGCATGGGCAGTTGATACTTTATTACAACACGACTCTAAAGCTACATGGACATATGCAGAGCCAATGATATTTAGCGAGACTGTAATGGTGTTTTGTTCTGTTACTGCTTTTGATAAAACAATGACCGCACAACTCCCTGTACTAGACTTTAGAAACCAAGCTATACCTAAACCAAATGCTATGCAAGTTAATACTGCTATGCAAAGATGTTTAGCTAAAGCAATAGCTTTACATGGATTAGGGTTATACATTTATCAGGGTGAGGATTTGCCTGAAGCAGATGTGTTAGAAAAAATTAAAAACATTTATGCAGATGAGGGTATTACCAATGCAAGAAATTATTATATAACCTTAAAATCAGAAAATGATAGAAAATTATGTGAAGATTATATGAATAATCTTTTGGTTAAAGAAAAAATTATTAAGGAGAAAGCATAATGGAGCAACGAAGTGCTGAATGGTTCTCTGCTAGATTAGGTAAGGTTACTGCTAGTAAGATAGATGACATTATGGTTAAAACCAAGTATGGCGAATCACAATACACAAAGAAGTATAAACTGCAATTAGTTACAGAAAGGCTTACTAATAAGGTAGTTCCTGTTTTTATGAACTCTGCAATGGCTCATGGTGTGGAGTTTGAAGATGAAGCTAGGGTTGAGTATGCCAATAAAATGAAGTTATTAATAGGAAAAGATGTTAGGGAAGTTGGTTTTATAGACCACCCTAGTATAGCAATGAGTGGTGCTAGTCCTGATGGCCTTGTGGGGGAAGATGGATTAATTGAAATAAAATGCGTTCAACCAATGACTCATACTGAAACATTGGAGTCTGGCGTTATTGCTA